AATTGTCATCGTTATGACAAGATGGAATGAAAAAGATTTAGCAGGTAGATTAATCAAAGCACAAAAAGAACCTAAAGCGGATCAATGGGAAGTAATTCAATTTCCTGCAATAATGCCAAGTGGTGAACCCCTGTGGCCTGAATACTGGAACCTGAAGGATTTAGAAGCGGTACGTGCATCAATACCACTTTCAAAATGGAATGCACAGTACATGCAGAATCCAACCGGTGAAGAAGGAGCATTGATTAAACGAGAATGGTGGCAAGATTGGGAAGGAGATATTCCGCCAATACAACATGTTATACAATCTTATGATACTGCGTTTATGAAAAAAGAATCAGCCGATTATTCTGCAATTACCACGTGGGGAGTCTTCACACCTACTGAAGATAGTGGTCAATGTTTAATATTACTCGATGCAATTAAAGGCAGATACGAATTTCCTGAACTACGTAGGATCGCCATGGATCAGTATGGGTACTGGAATCCGGAAACAGTTATTATTGAATCAAAAGCTTCTGGTCTTCCATTAACTTACGAGTTGCGTAAACTCGGGATTCCTGTTATAAATTTCTCACCCTCCAAAGGTAATGATAAACATACGAGGGTAAACAGCGTTTCGCCGTTGTTTGAGTCAGGACGTATTTATGCTCCTAAGGAAATGGAGTTTGCACAAGAGGTGATTGAAGAATGTGCAGCGTTTCCATATGGAGATCATGATGATCTTGTGGACTCAATGACACAAGCGGTAATGCGATTTAGACAAGGTGGTTTAATTCAACACCCTGAAGATTATAAGGATGAACCATTGCCACAAAAACAGAGGACCTATTATTAATGGATAAATTTTTTGATATCATAAAAAAACTTAGAGTCCCGGCTCAACAAGGAAAAATTTCTAGACAAGCAGCAATTGATGCACTGATGCAGGAATCAGGGGTCAGTGAAGAAATAGCAGCTAGAGCTGCAGATAATATGTTAGCTACTAAACCAGAAGTCCCTGGAGGGATTACCAGTATAAAACCAGAAGTAACTTTTACTCCTACACAAAAGACATTACCAGAACCAATTGATATGTCGGTTGAAGAAAGAACCGGTGGATTATTAAAAGAAGGTAAAGAGGGAGAATATATTAGCACCATGAATCAGGACTCAGGGTCCAAGAATCTATTAACCGAAGAAGAAGCTCCAGGATTATTTAGTCTACGAAGAGACATTGAGTCTTTAGCAGATGAAGAATCTTGGAAATATAGTATGTCACTTTATAAACAGAAAAAATCTAAATCTATGGAACCCCTTTATAAAAAATATGGAGCACAATCTGAAAAAGATAAAGAGCTAGTGGATGAATTATTTGACATGGATTTAGAAGGTAAGGTTGTACCTAATGAATTTAAATCAAAACCAGAATATAAAGATGCAACTGCTAAAATGTTTATTCAAGAATCAGTTGAAGATATTGCAGGTGCAGATGATATTGTTACTGAGATTTTATATAGTGATGAAGCGACTAAGTTTTTAGAGAACCAAGGTTTAGATAACTATATTAATTACGTGCACACTCAATTAAAAGATCAAGGGTTATCTTTTAATAAAAATTTATTAAAAAGATTTTTAAAAGAAAAGTTTGAACCAAACGCTTTTGCGGTAGGAGGTAGAGTTGGATTTAAAGATGGTCCTGGTAAATTAGGTATCATTCAATCTTTATTAAAAAAAGTAAATGAGATTGCACCTGGTTCAACAGCTGTAGGTAAAACTACAAAAGCTATGTCAGAAAAGGCTGCAAGAAAAAAAGCAGAACAAGAATTGTTTGCAGGGTTTAATGAAAGAAATCCTATTAGACCTTCTAATGAAAAAATAATTGAACGTGAAAAGATAGATGTAGACATTGGAACCATAGAAGATTTTTATGATGACTTTGTACAAGCAGGTGGAGATCCAAGTGTCACACTAAAAGATTTACAACAAGGATATAATTTAAAAAAAGCTTATCCATTTAATACACCTTACATTAATAAGAAAGGGAAATTAATTGGACAAGAAGCAACTCAAAAAATGTATCCAGAATCTAAAAAGTTTTACATTGAAGATGAAAATGTTCTTAGCCAAAGAATAACAGATATAAGGGAAGGTAGAATGCCTAGAACAGCTGAAGGTGAAAGAACAGGTGTAGATGTACCACCAATGCCTAGTGGTTTTAAATTGAGTAGAGAAAAATTATTAAAAAATTATCCTGAAATTGATGAAGCTTTTGCAGATCAAATTATGGCAATGGATAAAGACATGCAAGGCATAACTCTTACAATGATAAAAGACAGAAGACGTGATCCAGAATTATATGATCAGCTATTAGAAAAATATGGTCAATCAGATAAATTCCAAGCTGAGTTTGATAAAGCAGTTAGAAGAAAATTAAACGCTAATGGTGGCCTCAATTATTTAATGGGGTTTTAAATGAAGATTCACGAATATAATGAAATGATGGCATGGCTGAAAAAGCCAAAACGACTATTCTCATCTAGAAAAGATACAATTGGTGGTGGAGCAATTCAAGGTGAAAACCTTGGATCAAGAACCGGTTTTGGTTCTCCTGAAGCTATAGAATATTTAAAAAGTTTAAAACCAGGATCAGCTGTTAATACTTATGCAATAGGTAAACAATTTGGTATTGCTCCTGCAACGGTTAGGGGACAAGTAGAAAGAAATTTTCCAGAACTAAGATTACAAACTAGAGAAGAATCTGCAGCTATAGCAAAAGAAACAAGAAGAGAACAGTATAGACAAAAAAAATCTGACGTTCCTGTTCCAGAAACTGGAGTTAGGGGTAAAGGTGCAGAGTCTAGAACTAAAGGCAGAGATGTTACAAATGTTAGATGGCCAAGTGAAGAAATGAAAAATGAATATCTTGGATATTTAAAAGATAGATACTCGGATGTAAAAGGAAGAAAAGGTCTTACTAATAAAGAACTTGCTATTAAATTTTTTGGAGAAGATACTAAAGCTAATGTGGGTCAAATTGAAAAAATAAATAGATATTATATAGAAGATTTAAAATTAGATTTCAAACCAGCACCTAAAAGTGAAGTAAGTGAAAAAAGAAAACGAAGATTAGCTATTACACAAGACGGTAGAACTTTTAAAGGAACTGACAAAATTCCTTTTCATCACATTATGCCTATTGGAGGTGAAGTAGATTTAACAACAAAAGACGTAGCCTTCATTAATAAAGAAATGAATTCTAGACTAGCTGAGTTTAATACAAGATTAAATGATATTGCAGATGCAATAAGTAACAATTTAAATAATCAAGAACCTGGATATTTAGATAGAATTGATGAATTAAATAATCAAGCAGAAAAAATAATTGAAGGTGTTAAAACAAAACTTCCTAAAAAATATCAAGGCTATATTGGATTTAATAGATTAGATCCTATTTTAGATGAAAATGGAACTCCTATTAGATTAAATGTTACAAGGGTTGGAGTTGATGATTCTAAATCTATAGCAGGAAAAAAAGGTGAGACTATAAAATTAAAAGATCTTACTCAAAAAGGTATTGAAGAATATGGCAAGGATAAAAAACAAGTAAAAGAATATTTGTATGATAGATTTTGTGTAAAAGGAAAAGCTCAAGGTGGTAGAATAGGTTTTGCTAATGGACCTTGTACTCCAGATGATGTGGTACAGGGAATGAAAAAAGCTATACAACAAGGTGATAATGCAAAAGTATTGAGAGCATTAAATGTTGGTAAAAATCTTTTAGGTTACGCTATAGCTCCTGCTGATATTGCAATTGAAACTGCATTTGCATTACCACATCTCTTAGAAGGAGATTTAGAAGCAGCTAAACAAGCAACGACCGCAGGTCTATTTGGTTGGGGTAAAGATTTACAAGAACAAGTTGGAGATAGATTTGGAACCAATAGTCCAGCATATGGTTCATTAGAAAAACAAAGAGCAATTGATCTTCAAGTTGAAGGAATGTTTGAAATGGATAAAGCTCTAGAGTACGGAGCAAAAGCAGGTGTATTTACAAAAGATGATGAAGGTAATTATACTAAAAATCCAAATCTAAGTGTGTCACAACAAGACACATTTAAAAATGCTAATGACATATTTAAAAAAGGTGCAGAAAAAACATTAGAAGCACAGAATTTATTTACTGATGCCCTTCCAAAAATACAGGGTCCTCAAAATGAAAGTACTGCTTTGAGTCAATTAGGTGTGTTTAGTGATGAACTTAGAAGTGGAACTTTAGACCAGAAAATTGGAGATCCTGGAATAATTTCAAATTTATTTAAATCATTAAACATTTCACAACCGGCTGAAAGAACAGTTGAAGGATATTTATCTACAGCTGGAGGACTAACTAAATATCCAATTGCAAGTAAAGTAAAACAATCAGAATCAATACAAGAAACGATAAATAGATTAAAAGAATTACGAATTGGAGATCTACCTTTTGATATTGCAGCACAAGTCCCTGCGTATGAAAAAGCTCAAATGCCTTCAGATGAAGAAACAGAATTACGACTTAGACAAAATTTAGGAATGGCTGATCCTCAACTTGTTGAACAATATCAACAAATGGGATTTCCACAATTAACTCCATTCTTACCTGCTTACGCAAATGGTGGTAGAATAAATTTTTCTAATGGTGGTAGATTATCTTTTGCAGAAGGACCAGAAGATCCTAAGAAAAGAGCCACATTAAAAAAAATTGGTATTGGTGGAGGTATCGTTGGTGGACTAGCAACAGGATTAATTAACATATTAGATTTATTTAAAGGAGGTGCAAAGACAGGTGTAGTTGCAACTAAAGCTGCACAATCAGAAGCAGAAAAATTATTTCTTGATTTAATTAATGCTGTAAAAAATAAAGGTGTTATGAAGAAGTTAGATGATGTTTTAGAAACAAAAGTTGGAGTAAAATATAATTATAAAGGTGTTGAAGTTTTAGAGGATGGTGAAAATATAGAACTTAGATTTGAAACAGATAAAGGTGCACCGGCTGTTGTTGAATACAGAAAACCAGGTTATGAAGTAGACCCTGAAGCCGGAACCTCGGTGCAGGTACCCGGAGAGTTTACGTATGAAGCTCAAGAAATAGGACGATATGGTCCTGACGGGGATGTTGATTTAGACTATGTAGAGGAAATTGTAGATCCTATTGAAAACATAAAGACAATAATTGATGACTAAACGATTAACCACTACAATACCCCCTAAATCAGGACCCATGCCTCAGGGCTTGAATATTTCATATAATACTGTTACAACAGTCAAACAATCTGGAGAAAAAATAAATGGCAGAAGACAATATAGACAAGGCTCTTCCAAACGAACCTCGAAAAGAATTTAATGTCCCTAGCGAAGAGGAACTTCGAGAACAGGTAATTGAAGAAGTTGAAGCAGAGCAAGAATCACCTGGACCCGTTGACATTCAAGAGAATGAAGATGGTTCTGTTGATATTAATTTAGACCCTGCAGCTGCAACTCCTGAAGGTGGCGATGAGCATTATGCAAACTTAGCAGATTTCTTACCTGATGATGTATTGGGAAGAATGGCATCGGACCTATCTTCTAAATATCAAGAATATGTTTCATCAAGAAAAGATTGGGAAAAAACTTACACACAAGGTTTAGATTTATTAGGATTTAAATATGATAATAGAACAGAACCATTTAGTGGTGCATCCGGTGCAACCCATCCAGTTTTAGCAGAAGCCGTAACTCAGTTTCAAGCTTTAGCATATAAAGAATTATTACCAGCAGATGGACCAGTTCGAACTCAAATCATTGGATTACAAACTCCAGATAAAGTTCAACAGGCAACTCGTGTCAAAGATTTTATGAATTATCAAATTATGGAGCAGATGAAAGAATATGAACCAGAATTTGATTCTATGTTATTTCACTTACCATTATCAGGATCAACTTTTAAAAAAGTTTATTATGATGAAGTGGAAGGACGAGCGGTATCTAAGTTCGTTCCTGCAGATGATTTAATCGTTCCGTACACCGCTACCTCATTAGACGATGCGGAAGCGATTATTCATCGAATTAAAATTTCTGAAAATGAATTACGTAAACAACAAGTCGCAGGTTTTTATAGAGAAATTGATTTAGGAAAACCTGGAGATAAAGAATCTGATGTTGAAAAAAAAGAAAGAGAACTAGAAGGTATTTCTAAAACTGCAAACGAAGATGTTTTTACAATATTAGAATGTCATGTGAATTTAGATATTGAAGGTTTTGAAGATCAAAATCCAGAGACTGGTGAGCCGTCAGGAATTAAACTTCCATACATTGTTACATTAGAAGAAGGATCAAGAGAAATATTATCTATTAAAAGAAACTATGAAGTAGGAAATCCTAAAAAAGATAAAGTTCAATACTTTGTTCATTTCAAATTTTTACCTGGTTTAGGTTTCTATGGTTTTGGTTTAATCCATATGATTGGTGGATTATCAAGAACAGCTACAGCTGCACTAAGACAATTACTCGATGCTGGAACATTATCTAACTTACCTGCTGGTTTTAAAATGCGTGGTATTAGAATTAGAGATGATGCACAATCTATTCAACCAGGTGAATTTAGAGATGTAGATGCACCAGGTGGTAATTTACGAGATTCATTTATGATGCTTCCGTTTAAAGAACCAAGTCAAACATTACTCGCTTTAATGGGAGTAGTGGTTCAAGCAGGTCAAAGATTTGCATCGATTGCAGATTTACAAGTTGGTGATGGCAATCAACAAGCTGCTGTTGGTACAACCGTTGCATTATTAGAACGTGGTTCAAGAACCATGTCAGCAATACATAAAAGAATTTACTCAGCTCTGAAAAATGAATTCAGACTCATGGCTAGAGTATTCAAGTTATATCTACCACAAGAATATCCGTATGACGTAGTTGGGGGTCAAAGAATGATTATGCAATCAGACTTTGATGATCGGGTAGATATATTGCCAGTTGCTGACCCTAACATTTTTTCACAGACACAGCGTATCTCACTCGCTCAAACAGAACTGCAGCTGGCAACCTCAAATCCACAAATGCATAATCTGTATCAAGCGTACAGAAATATGTATGAAGCACTAGGTGTAAAAAATATTGACGGGTTATTAATTAAACCACAACAACCTATGCCTCAAGATCCGGCGTTAGAACATATTGCGGCTTTAGGAGGAAGACCATTCCAAGCATTCCCTGGTCAAAATCATAGAGCACATATTCAATCGCATTTAAGTTTTATGGAAACAAACATGGCAAGAAATAATCCAATGGTTATGGCAAGTTTAGAAAAAAATATTTTTGAACATATTAGTTTAATGGCTCAGGAACAGATTGAATTAGAATTTAGAAATGAATTACAACAAATGCAACAGATACAAATGATGATGCAACAGAATCCACAGATGGCTCAACAGATGCAAATGCAGTTGATGCAGATGCAGCAACAAGTTGAATCAAGAAAAGCACAATTAATTGCTGAGATGATGGAAGAATTTATGAATGAAGAGAAGAAAATTACTTCACAATTTGATAATGATCCAATTGCTAAACTAAGATCAAGAGAATTAGACCTTAGAGCAATGGAAAATGATAGAAAAGCGACTGAAGCTAGAGAGAGAATGGATCTTGATAAGATGAAAGCAATGATGAATCAACAAAATCAAGATGAAAAACTAGAACAGAACGAAGAGTTAGCTAAATTAAGAGCTGATACATCAATTGAAAAGACAATTTTGAGTAAAACAATTCCAAATGTTGACTCAATGATGAAAAATCAACAAAACATGATGCCAAAAGTTAGAATAATGCGTGGAGGAGATGAGTAAAATGAGAAAAAACATGACAAAACCGGAAAAAAAGATTAAAAAGGTAATGAGGGAATTCAAAAGAGGTGAATTACCTATAGGTAAGTCAAAGAAAAAGGTAAAATCGCGTAAACAAGCGATTGCAATTGCTTTATCTGAGGCTGGAAAATCAAAACCAAGGAGTTAAAATGGAAAAACTAGATAAAATACAAGATGTAAAAGTTGGTGAGCAACAAATTG